TAATCTCATATACCAATACCTAATAAACAATCATCATATGGAAAACATTGAAATGTGGAATGAGAAGCTAAGAGAAGCTGATATACCTCAACGACTTCCCAGCAACAGGAAAAAATGAACTTTTAACAAAAACACCGTAAGTACGACTTCCGGTTAAAAAACGCAGTAATACCAAGGTCCCTGTAAATGACAGGCCTCTGTCATGATGAAGGGGCCTTATTTTTTTGCCATTTTTTGGACTTAACCGGAAGTCCGACTTCCTGTTATGAATTGGATTTCAGTCATAAGATGTGACTGTGAGTTGAAAACCTCACACCAACACACGGTAGCCGCCTGCGCAGGGTTTCCCGGTGCCGTGTGAATATTAGAACTGAATATGCGACCAAACGCCGGGAAGCGAGGCCGCAGCCGAAGTGGAGAATCTCCATTAAGCTGCTACCTCTCTTTCCCTGACCGGGTTATGCAGTTTTTTGTAGCCATCCTCATCGGCGTAGGCCTGAGGGGGGCTTTTTATATGACTAACCGCGAAAATCAACAGGAAACTCGAGAGTACAAGATCTACCTGCCCCACGAAAAGCAATGGGTCGAAGTCACCGAGGCGCAGTACTACGCCTACTACCGCGACATCTGGGCAACACGAAAACGCGCACAGGCGCATCGCCAGTGTATGTGCCCAAAATCCAAAATATGGCTCTGTGATGGAGACTGCCTTGCGTGCCAATTCTGCGCCGCCGGAGACAACCTATCTCTCGATCTTACTTATTCGAATGAAGGTGGTGACGAATTCTCCCTGTTTGACAAGCTGGCAGCTGGATCTGCCGGCGTCGAAGATGTCGTCACTGATCAGATCATGCTGACGGAGCTGATCAGGCGCCTTGGCGAGATCATGCCGGAGGCTCGCCGCATTGGCGAACTCCGCCTTGAAGGGTTGACCGACACCGAAATCGCCGATGTGATCGGTATTCCTCGAACAACTTTCCTCTCACGAATCAAAAAGGTCGCAGAAGTCATCAAGCGCGAGCATCCAGATCTCTTCTAAATCGTAATCTCCGGTCGCTTTAAAACGGCCGGAAATATTTTTTAGCAATTTTCGTTTTCTTTCGTCAAAACGACCTCCTCACCTCCATTGGGTATTAGAAAGAGCAAAAGCACACGGCTCCTTCAAAGGAGGTGAACGAGATGTACGAATCCCACACCCGGATCCGCGCGGCAGACGAGGAACTCATTGATGTTCTTATCGCGATCAGCGTCGTATCCAATCGTCTTGCAAGGAAGCTCATGATCCTTGCGAATCAAAGTCAACACAGGGAAGGAGGAAAAGCTAATGGACAAAACGAACGATATGGCTCTCACGATCGAAGAGTTGCGCAGCGCCGTTGGGGCTATTAACGAAGTAGCAAACCGGATGGTCAGGGTGTTCGGCAATGAAGCGTTTGCCGAAGAGGCACCTAAGGTCAAACCCACCATGAAACTGGAGGAGGTAAGGGCCGTTCTCGCGGAAAAGTCCCGCAACGGGTACACCGCCCAGATCCACTCGCTACTTCAAAAGTACGGAGCTGACAGGCTATCGCAGCTTGACCCGACGAACTACGCAGCGCTGCTTGCAGATGCGGAGGTGCTGGGAGATGCCACCTAATGGACACGCGATACTCTCTGCATCAAGTTCAGATCGTTGGCTGCACTGCCCACCGTCTGCTCGGTTAAGCGAAAGATATGCGGACAAATGCAGCAATTACGCCGCCGAAGGCACCGACGCCCATGCGCTTTGCGAGTACAAACTCCGCCGTGCGCTGGGCTTGACAGCAGAGGATCCCACCGATCATCTCACCTGGTACAACGAGGAGATGAACGATTGCGCCACCGGATACGTCGCCTATGTTCTCGAACGGATTGAAGCTGCCAAGCAGGCCTGCGCCGATCCGATCGTACTCATCGAGCAACGAGTCGACTTTTCCCGCTGGGTGGAGAGTGGCTTTGGAACGGCGGACGCGCTCATCATCGCGGACGGCAAGCTCGAGATCTGCGATTACAAGCATGGGCTAGGCGTGCTCGTTCGGGCGGAAGAAAATCCGCAGCTGATGTGCTATGCACTTGGGGCGCTGGAGCTTTTTGACAACATCTACGATATCGAAACCGTCATCATGACCATCTACCAGCCGCGACGGGACAATGTCAGCACCTATGAACTTTCCAAAGAGGACCTGTTCAAGTGGGCGGAAGAAGTACTCAAGCCCACGGCCGAGCTCGCGTTTGCCGGCAACGGGAATTTCCTCTGCGGCGAGTGGTGCGGATTTTGCAAGGCGAAGAACGAGTGCCGCGCGCGTGCTGAGGCAAACCTCTCTCTTGCCCGGTATGAGTTCGAGCTCCCGCCGCTCCTCTCGGATGAGGATATCGAAGATATTCTTGTCAAGGTCGACGACCTCGTCGCATGGGCATCGGACATCAAGGAATATGCTCTGCAACAGGCAATCTGCGGCAAGGAATGGTCGGGCTGGAAGCTGGTTGAAGGCCGCTCCAATAGAAAGTACATCAATGACACGGCTGTCGCCAGCGTGGTTGAGAATGTGGGCTTCGACCCATATGAACGTAAGGTGCTTGGCGTCACCGCCATGCAAAAGCTGCTCGGCAAGACTCGGTTCGATGAACTTCTGAGCGCTTACATTGATAAGCCGCAAGGCAAACCCACGCTTGTGCCGGAGAGCGATAAACGACCGGCGATGTCTACGGCAGCAGCCGATTTTAAAGAAAATTTAGGAGGACAATCAGATGTCTAACAACACGAACAAGGTCAACAATCCCATGAAGGTTATCACCGGCCCCGATACCCGCTGGTCCTACGCCAACATCTGGGAAGCAAAAAGCATCAACGGCGGCACGCCGAAATTCTCGGTTAGCCTCATCATTCCTAAGTCAGACACCAAGACCGTCGCAAAAGTGAAAGCCGCTATTGAAGCCGCTTACATCGAGGGTGAAGCCAAGTTGAAAGGAAACGGCAAATCCGTACCGGCTTTTGCAGCGATCAAAACGCCGCTGCGCGATGGTGACATCGAGCGCCCGGACGATCCTGCGTATGTCAACGCCTACTTCATCAACGCAAACGCAACGAGCGCTCCTGGCATCGTGGACGCAGACCGCAATCCCATCCTTACCCGCTCCGAGGTGTACAGCGGCGTATATGGCAGGGCCAGCATCAGCTTTTATGCCTTTAACAGCAACGGGAACAAGGGCATTGCCTGCGGTTTGAACAATCTGCAGAAGATGCGCGACGGTGAGCCGCTCGGTGGCAAGAACAGCGCTGAGTCCGATTTCACAACCGATGAAGACGCGGACTTCCTGTCTTAAGAAAGGATGGTAGAAAACATGTCAATCACCTTGGTGAACATCCTTCTGGGACTGTATGCGGTTTTCAGCGTATCCCTCATTGTCTCAATGGTTCAGAGCATCGTTTATTGTCGCAAGTCGGCGAAACGAGATGCAGAACGGGATGCCCGTGATAAAGAGTATCACGAGAAACGCATGCAAGAGTACAAATAAGAATCTGGGGTTGGCGGCAAGGAGCTTCTTTGCCGCCTGCCCCACATAAAGGATAACCAGCAATGAAAACTCTTTCTATCGATATTGAAACGTTCAGCAGTGCCCCGTTGGGCAAATGCGGTGTCTACAAATACGCGGAAGAACCGGATTTCGAGATTTTGTTGCTCGGGTACAGCATAGACGGCGCAGAAGTGCAGGTGGTCGACCTTGCATGCGGAGAAAAGTTGCCGGATGAGATCAGAGATGCGCTCACGGACGAGACCGTAACGAAGTGGGCTTTCAATGCAAATTTCGAACGCATCTGTCTTTCCCGGTTCCTTGGGATGCCCACCGGCGAATACCTCGACCCAACAGAGTGGAAATGCTCCATGGTCTGGGCCGCTACAATGGGCCTGCCGCTTTCTCTCGAGGGCGTCGGTGTCGTGCTCGGCCTCGAAAAACAGAAGCTGACCGAAGGCAAAGAGCTCATCAAGTATTTCTGCCAGCCTTGCGCGCCGACGAAATCAAACGGCGAACGAGCACGCAACCTGCCCATGCACGCTCCGGAAAAATGGGCCGCGTTCAAGCGTTATAACATCCGCGATGTGGAAACGGAGCTGTCCATTCAGGAGAGACTCGCTAAGTTTCCGGTACTGGTTAGCATCTGGGACGAATACCACCACGATCAGGAAATAAACGACCGCGGCGTTGCGATGGATATGACGCTGGTCAGACAGGCCATTCAAATGGATAACCGATCTCGTTTGGAACTAATCGCCGCTATGAAAGAGATAACGGAACTGGATAACCCGAATTCGGTGCAGCAGATGAAGCTATGGCTTGCGGATAACGGGTTGGAAACGGATACGCTCGGCAAAAAAGCGGTCGTGGATCTTTTGAAAACAGCGCCGGAACCGCTCGGCGACGCGCTTGCGCTTCGGCAACAGCTGGCCAGGTCCTCCGTCAAAAAGTACCAGGCAATGGATACCGCGGTATGCGCCGATGGTCGCGCGCGCGGAATGTTCCAATTCTTCGGAGCGAATCGGACCGGACGCTGGGCAGGCAGACTCATTCAAATGCAAAATCTGCCTCAACATTCTCTGGAAGATCTAAAGCAAGCCCGCGCACTCGTCCGTAATGGTGACTTTGACGCGGTAAAGATGCTTTACGAGGATGTTCCGGACACACTGTCCCAGCTGATTCGCACTGCTTTTGTTCCAAGGGCGGGTGCCAAGTTGATTGTCGCTGACTTCTCGGCGATCGAAGCCCGTGTCATTGCTTGGCTCGCCGGTGAGCAGTGGCGGCAGGAGGTCTTTGCCAAAGGCGATGACATCTACTGCGCTTCCGCATCACAGATGTTCAGAGTTCCGGTTGAGAAGAACGGTGTCAACGGTCACCTGAGGCAAAAAGGCAAAATTGCGGAATTGGCGCTTGGATATGGCGGATCGGTCGGCGCGTTGAAAGCGATGGGTGCGCTGGACATGGGCCTTATGGAAGAGGAACTCTCGCCGCTGGTCGACGCATGGCGGCAGTCCAATCCCAAGATCGTGAAACTCTGGTGGGATGTAGATCGCGCCGCAATGGAGGCCGTTCGCAATAAGCACACCAACACGACGCACGGCATCGTATTTTCCTGTCAGAGCGGGATGCTGTTCATCACGCTTCCCTCCGGCCGGAAGCTTACTTACGTCAAACCGCGCATCGGTGAAAACAAGTTCGGTGGGAAGTGCATCACTTATGAAGGTGTCGGTAGCACGAAGAAATGGGAGCGATTGGATAGCTACGGCCCGAAATTCGTAGAGAACATTGTGCAGGCCACCGCGCGTGACATTCTGTGCTACGCCATGCAAACGCTGCGAGAATATGCCATCGTCATGCACGTCCACGATGAGGTCATCATCGAATCCGATCCGGACATTTCGCTGCAGGCTGTCTGCGACCAAATGGGCAGGACGCCACCTTGGGCTAAGGGCCTGCTGCTGCGCGCCGATGGTTACGAGGCGGATTTTTATAGAAAAGATTGATGCATTTCGTCAAAACAAGGTTGCAGCCTCCAGTGAATAGTAGAGGTGGGTGTTGCAACCTGTCCAGAAAGGGGGCTCCTAAATGAGCATAGATATCCGTAATGGCGAGGGCTACTATGACCCGACTGCATATGAGGCTTTATCGCTTATTGAAAAAGAAGAAGATGCGCTTCGTGCCTTCCGGCCGATTGTATTCATCTGTTCTCCCTATGCGGGGGACATCGAGAAAAACGTAAAAGCCGCGCAAGGTTACTGCCGGTTTGCGATGGACAGGGGATTCATCCCAATCGCGCCGCATCTGCTGTTTCCACAGTTCCTGAACGACACCGACCCTAAAGAGCGTGAGTTGGGACTTTTCTTCGGCACTGTCATCATGAGCAAATGCGCTGAAGTGTGGGTTTTCGGTGAAAAGGTCTCTGCCGGTATGGCAAAGGAAATCGAAAAAGCCGAGAAGCGCGGCATGCGAATTCGTCGCTTCAACTCAAAATGCGAGGAGGTACAAGGTAAATGAATGAACTGATCCCCATCCAATATGAAAGCGAGAAACCTACCGTCAGCGGCCGGGAGCTCCACGCTTTGCTCGAAAGAGAGACGCGCTACAACGATTGGTTCCTTCGGATGTGTGAATATGGCTTTCAAGAGGGAAAAGACTTTTGCTCAATTTTGAGTAAAAGTTCAGGCGGCCGTCCGGGAGCCGACCACGCGATCACCATCCCGATGGCGAAGGAGCTCTGCATGCTCCAACGCACCGTCAAGGGCAAAGAGTGCCGCGAGTATTTCATCAGCTGCGAGGAAGCTTGGAACTCACCCGACAAAATCATGGAGCGCGCGCTGCAGATCGCGCACCGGCGCGCAATTGAGGCGGAACGTCGCATCTTCGGTTTGCTGGAGGAAAAGGAAACACTTGAAATCGCGCTGAATGAGTCGATCCAGTTTTACACTGTCGCGAAATATAACGGCATGTTCAAAAAGAGTTGGACTTCGGCACAGTGCCAGTTAATAGGCAAACAACTCTCGGCGTATTGCCACGCGCGCGCCATACAGATTCGTAAATGCGAAACCAACGATGAGCGCTTTGGAACGGTGAACAGCTATCCCATATCTGCTTGGGAGGCTTTCATGGAGGGTTGTGAATATGCGTAATTTACCCGTAGCATATGGCAACAGTTGCTTTGCCAAGACATGGCCGAATAAATCGATCATTTTTGACGAGCTCTGCGCCCGGCTGGAACAGACCATCCGCACGACCGAGTCAGTGGAGGAATACCAGAAGCTGCCGAAAGTGGAGCGCGACCGTGCCAAAGACAAGGGCGGTTTCGTAGGCGGTCAGCTCCGCGACAATCGCCGTAAGCGTGAGAACGTTGCCTGTCGCTCAATGTTGACATTGGACTGCGACCATGCTGACGTCGATTTCGTTGCCCGCTTTATCTCCGGCTGCAAGTACACCGCTTGCTTATACACGACCCACGGGCACATACCGGAAGCGCCGCGCGTCCGCGTCATCGTACCCATGACTCGTGACGTCACCCCGGATGAGTTCGTCGCCATCTCGCGCTACTTCGCCGATGAATGGGGCATCGATCAGTTCGATGAGTGTTCGTACCGTCCGCACCAGCTCATGTACTGGCCGACCACGCCGGCCAACGGCGAATACGTGTTCAAGCGCGTCGATGGCTCGTGGCTCAACCCGGACGCCTATCTTGCGGCGCACCCGAACTGGAAAGACTGTTCTCTGCTGCCGACCTCTTCCCGCGAGAGCGCTGTTCGAGAGGGCAGCAAAAAGCCGCAGGACGATCCGCTTGAAAAGCGCGGTGTCGTCGGCGCGTTCTGCCGGACATATGGCATCGAGACAGCGATTGCGACTTTTCTCCCTGATATCTATGAGCCTTCTGTTGTGGAAGGCCGCTACGATTACATACCCGCCGACAGCAGTGCGGGCGTGGTGATCTATGATGACAAGTTCGTATATAGCCATCATGCGACCGATCCCGCCTGCGGAAAGTTGCTCAACGCTTTTGACCTCGTCCGAATCCATAAATTTGCAGATGATGATGATAAAAAGTCCTTTGCCGCCATGATGGATTTTGCCAGCAAGGACGATAAGGTCAAGTTGCTTATGACGCAGGAGCGTGTAGCAGACGCTAGCCAGGAGTTTGATGAGCAGGATGACTGGCGAAAGCTGCTCAAATTCATGACGCGCAGCAGCGTGCTCGAGAACAGCGTTTGGAATCTGAACTTGATTCTGAACAACGATCCTGATTTCGCAGGGTTTGCATATAACGAACTTGCAAACCGTATCCAGGTCACGGGGGATCTTCCGTGGGAAAGGCCTGAAGGCAACCTATTCTGGCGAGATGCCGACACCGCGCAGTTGAAGTCGCTCATCGACGCCCGGTATCTCCCGTTCTCCAGCCGCAACCACGACGTTGCGTTCATGAAGGCCGCCGATGACCGCCATTTCCATCCCATCCGAGATTATCTGGACGCTTTGCCGCCGTGGGATGGCGTGCCGCGTGTGGAAGACTTGTTTATCACGTATCTGAAAGCCGACAACACAGCCTATGTGCGCACCGTAACAAAAAAGACCTTCGCGGCAGCGATCGCTCGTATCTACAGGCCCGGCGTGAAGTTTGATTGCGTGCCCGTACTCGACGGAGAACAGGGCATCGGGAAAAGCTCTATCGTGAAAGATCTGGTAACACCCGAATATTACTCGGAGTCGCTCTCCTTGACCGATATGGACGATAAGTCCGGCGCGGAGAAGCTGCAGGGCTTCTGGGTGGTGGAGATCGGCGAGCTGGCCGGTATGAAGAAAGCCGAT